CGGCTTTCTTGGCTAATTTGTCAAATCCTTTACCAGGTTTACCAATATCTTTTCCTGATTTTGCTTTTTTTACAAGAGAAGATTTTTCACCTTTTGTCATGCCAGCACTTGGCTTTTTAGATTCACTCATATCGTTTTTTAGTTTCCAGTAATTAGTAGATTCATCTAATTCATCAATAAGTCTAGACATTGCATGTCTTCTAATATCTTTTTCTTCAGTTTCAAATGGTGATTTTTTTGAAAATCTATCTTGAATATCGCTTCCAAGTTTTGCACCAGCAATTGCCCCACTTGGAGATTTTGTTAGTGCCGCACCAGCAATACCGCCTAATGCACCACCAGTAAATCCTTCTTCAATGTCATCTTCTTCTAAACCGATCAATCCCAGGGCGCCATCTAAAATACCATCAAGTGCTCCTGATCCGGCTGCATATCCCAACCCACCGCCAAGTGCGGCTCCACCTAAACCGGCGGCAACTTCATGATTATCGTCATCTTCTTCCATCGTGGATGAAGTAGTAGATGTCGTAGTTGGTGTAGTTGGTGTAGTGGAACCCGTTGGTGTAGTCGAACCCGTTGTTGGAGTCGTAGTAGTCGGTGTCGTAGTAGTTGAAGAGGCCGCAGGAGGACTATCATAAACTTGTATCGATGATGGTATGGTAAACAGTGCATCCATCTCTTTTTTACTATAAGTACTAAAATCTTCCTGATCAGGTACATCCGCAGTAGATTCGCCTATTAGTGACTGTGTATCTTGCAGGTAACATTCTTCTACACATTTACGTAAATCTTCTGATGAACCATGCCATACTTTACGAGGAATACGACCCTCTTTATGATAATGATCACACAATGCTTCATATAAACTTTCATCCATTCCCCATCCTTCTTGACACATTTTGTGCTCATGTGGATGAACGGCAATGATCTCTTCTAATGTACCTTCTAAAACTAACTTTGGTGTTTTACTTTCTGACAAAGTACGACGACCTACTGTACTACGATCTTTTGATTCATTTAGTATTGAAGAGAATCTATTCATTGTATCAGCCAATGATTCTTCTAGTGCTGTCACTGAAACTCCCATTTTTCCAAGAGCTTGTTTTTTATTAAGAATATCATTTACCATTGGAGTGGCGGCTTGAACAGCTTGAGCGGTTGGTGCTGAACCAACAGGTTTACCTCCAGCAAGAACTGGAAGTTGTTGCTGTTGTGCTTGTTGTCCTGCTTGTTGTCCTGCTTGTTGTCCTGCTTGTTGTGCCGCGGCTTGTGCTGGCATTGGTTGGGCTTGCTCATCGATGCCTTTTGAATAGGCTTTGCCCATGATATCATGAATATCATTGTACATTATTCCAATAATATCTTCGTGATCATCATCTGCATGTAATCCACGATCACTAGCAATTTCGTCATATGATTTAATTAATGCTTTTTGAACAAAATCTTCTACTTTATTAGTAGGAATATATTTTTTCGAAATAATGTCATAAATGTCTAAACGACCTTCAATGATATCATCAACAATTTGTTCTAATTGATTACCACCACCTTCGGCGACGATGCTTTCAACGATTGTTTTACGCTCAACCATTTCCATGTATTCTTTCAATCTGTTTACATGAGATACTTTACCAATCTTACCGATATTTTTTGGTTTGTTACCAATGATCCAACTAGCTAGTGTATCAGTATCATATTTCTTTGTGATTCCAGTCTCACTATCTCCGCCCTTCATTGGACGACCACGACCACGTTTAACTGGTGATTTTGATGCTGAGGTATCATCAGTATCATCAATGTCCGAACTGTGAAATGCATCACCACTTTCATCATCTTTATCAATCTTACGACCATAACCACCAGCTTTGGCAGTATGTCTACGAATAGTTTCACCCTTGTCACCCTTACGAGTTGACATTTCTCCTTCTCTTATTGATCGGTTATCAGCCAACGCACGTTCTACTTGTTGTACCCATCCACTAACGTCACTAGTACCAATCTCATCAACATCACCTACATACTCAGCCACATCGTTGACTGCATCCATAACTGCACGTGGGCCATATATCTCTAGTACATTATGACTGGGGTTGTGCATAATTCTACGAAGAATAGCACTTACTACCGGGCTGTCATCTTGACGATTCTCCGTCACATCTTGTTTTTTTGATTTTTCTTTAAAAGCATGATCTAATGCATCAGATGCGTTCTTTGTCATACTCTTTTTGTCAAGAACTTTGTCTTTGCCAACTGTTACTTCTGCAGCTGGTTTATGTTTACCGTATCCATGACCGCTAGATGGAGATTTTTCATCGTCGTTGCCGTAATCCATTTCGTCGATCTTAGTTCTACGATTAGATTCAGCGATCTGATCTAATTTTTGCCATAGTGATTTGATATCCATGTTTTTTCCTTGACTTTTGAATTATTTGAATTTTGTGCCTTGACTGGCACCAGTTTGTGGTTTAGGCTGTCTTTGTACTTTGGTCATTGGACTCTCTTCATTTCCTGGGAATTTGCGTGAGTCTACAGCCGGCTTGGTTTGTGGACCAGCCATTTTAATTTTATCAGCCTTATAATCTTTGAATACGCTAGACATATATTGTTCACCATATGCCTTATTAGCTTCTTTACCATTGTCTTCTAATTCTTCATGAGTTAGAACTGGACTATGTGAAGCTTGATTTGCATATTGTTCTGCTTCATGATTAATACTATCATCATAATCAGCCTGAACCATTCTAACTAAATTCTCATCATAATTTAATAAACGAGCAACTTGTTTAATCATTGGTTCAATGGCTGGATATCTAAATTCAACATCAATCATTGTAATTGCTTGATTTTCCAAGTCTGGGAATCCATATGGATCTTTTTGAATAGGAGTAGTTTTGGGATCACTAATTTTAACTGGGTCAAATTTTGATAAATTATAGCAAAACATATCTAACCAATTTTTAGGTGGTTGACCGGCAATTTTAATTTTATAGTGATAAGTTCTTACGCTCTCTGCCAAATACTTACGCAAACTTTTCATTGTGGTATTCCTCTATATATCATTTATTTATCATTTTTGTCTGGATTATTAGCATCATTATTACTGAGAATCATCTTGATAAGTTCATCTCTATTCATAATACTACCAGTACCCAAGTCAGTTTTTTCACCACTTGAGCCATTTTCTTTCATTGATTGTGCACTTAGTTTTCTTTCTAATTCTGCTTTTTTCAACTGTAAATCAATCATTCTTAATTTTTTATTAACTTTTGCAGTTTTTGCCGTAATAGCATGACCTAACATACTACTGGCACTGTTAAATATCTCCGCTGAAAATCTAGAATCCACCTGCATTCCAAGATCCATTAAGTTATTAAATGCCTCTTTAGCTAAACCAGCTAACTCATCCATCTCTTTGTCTGATGTTTCTAAATCACGAACTTGAGGTAAAGCATTTTCTACTTTCTCAATAGTAGCCAATGTCTCTCTAGTGATTAATTCAGTTGATGGCTGTTGTTCTTCAATTGTTTCTTTAACATCAATGATTTCTTCATCATTATTGCCAAAAAAAAGTTCTTCTAATTTTTTTGTCATAGTACTATATTTAGTTATCTACGACCAGAATAAAAGATATGATCCTCATTTATAACTCTAAATGATATTCCCATTCTTTTGCACCATATTTGTGCCGCGTGCCATTTGCATGTATTCACTGCAATTGCCGCTTTATCTCTAGCACTACGAGTCTTTTCAGTAATCATAGTTTGTGCTTTTGGTTTAATTTCAATAAGTTCAGTAATTTTTTTACCTTTACTTTGATAGATAACCAAAAAGTCAGGTACATATATTGTTTGTTTACCAGTCAATGGATTTCTATAGGGAATTTGTACGCTTTCACTTGCCCATTGTAGTACTTTTGGATTATTATCACAGAATTGCATAAATACCATTTCCCAACTGGAACGATATCTAATATTTCCAGTACCTACATATTTTTCTGGGTTCTTAGGGACAAAAAATCCCTGAGCATATTTAGCCATGATTATTGAAGAATGTTTCTTTGTACTGTATTATTTGGAACAAGAACATTATTAACTCCAAACATAACTGTTTTGTTACTTACACTGTTGAGATAATAAGCCATGGTTAAACTGACTTTTAATTTATCACTACCTTCAAATGTTTGTAATAGTTCTAATACATTTGATTGTGTTTGATTGGCAATTAAAAATAAGGTTGTTGTAAACGATTGAGCGGTAACAATACTACTAGTATATCCTTTGAAAAATGAATATACAATTTCATATTGATCTGAATTGACAACTAAATTTAAATTGTAAAATTGATCAAATATTTTGACGGTGGTATCTACGGCCATGTGTTTCTCCCATATTGTATTTAGTCAATACAATACTATCAAAGAAACTGTCCTTGATCAATAAATCCTTGACTGTCGCCAATTGGATTATTTGAAATTACTGATAAAGGAAGATTATTGGGGTCAGAGAAATTCTGATTAGAAACCGATTGAGAAGTAGATCCAGTAGTTGAACTTGTACTTGGGAAATTAAAAAGATTTCTTGCATTTTGTGGGTTTTGTGTGGCATTGAATAAACCACTAATAAGTTCTGCCTTGGCAGTTTGAAAGAGAGACTGTGGATTTTTAAATGTATTGAATAATGTACCACCTTTCTGAATAGCACCTAGAATGTTACCATTTTGCAAATCTTCTAATACACCAACTCCAGCATCAACAAGTCCACCCTGACCAAGAATAGTTCTATTACTACCAGGTCTTGCTATTGGGCTAAGATTTCTATCGTAATTTGCCTCGGATCCAAATCCAGCAACTACAGCGCCAGGATTCTGACCATTTAACGCACCCTGTTGATACTTAACAGTTTCATATCTAAGAGTCATGCGATTTTCCATCGTTGTTGTCTGATAGTAATCATATGTATCATGATCAAATTTTTCAATGATTGGATTAATCAACTCATATAGCGCAAAACTATGTTGATTGAATCCATAAATTTTTATTGATTTAAAAAATGGTGCTTTTGCAATTCCTATAGCACTTGAAGTTGATGTATTTGATGGTTCTCCACGATATCCCCAGTTTACATCACTACTAATATCCGGAGTATATTGATTTCTTTTATTTAATATTGAAGATGCTTGACTTGAAGTAGCTCCAATTGGACTATTTGGATCACTATAGTAATAACTAAAATAATTATACCACATTGATCTAATAGCACCTGCATTATCATCGTGAAATGTTACTTGAATTGGATCGTAAGTTAATTTAGTCTGAACATAACGTTTACGATTGTACTGATTCATTTCCGACAAGCTCATGGAAAACTTAGGCAATTGAATATTTTTTACTAATAATCCTGGAGTAGCATCATCTGGGAAAATATTAGGCTGTTGTGTAATTAGCGTTTTATTGATATCAAAGTATACATGAAACAACCATTTAAACTTAGGTGAATTTGCATAAGCATTTGGTCTGAATACTTTACTAGCGTGTTTATAATCACGCAAATAATCGGTACCGAAGAACCCGTCAACGGCACCATCAAGAAACTCCTGAAACATTCCAGCCATAGTGTTTTAATTAACCAGTTTGACCAATACCACTTACACTGTTTCCAATAGTACGACCAACGTTTGTACCAATACCGCGAATACTTGGAGCATCTTCTGTTGGTGATTGTACTGCGTTATCAAAACGAATTGTTAAAGCAATTGTAACTGGGTCATTTGAACCGTATGCCAATTGATTGTAATTTGCACTAGAAACGTAGCAACCATAAAGTTCCCAACATTCTAATACAGTTGGGGCAAATGCTCCATTACCACCGTCTAAGATGTCACAACGTAACTGAAACTTATAATCAATACCAGCTGCAGCGGATGCTTGTTCACTGAAGTCAAATTGTTTCTGAATTTGTTCACCAACTAATTTAGCAACTTCACCACTGGCGTCATCGCGAACGTTAATAGTAATTGCTTCCCAAGTTGGTTTACCAGCTAGATAATATCTACTGTTATAAATTTCAATTGGTATTTCTCCAAACGATACGCTTGGACGAGTAAAGTCAATTACTTGTTTTGTTAATTCTGTTGTTGGCTGGCTTACTCCGAAATTATCAAACAAGATTCTGAATCTATATTGTAATTTTGGCATTAACAAGCCTTGTGCATTCAATGACCCGTCTGATCCAGGTGCTGGAACTGTCATTCTCGAAATTGAACTAAATGCCATTTTATATCTCCTATATTCTATTTATCTTTTAAAAATGTGGTCATTTCTGACCACATTTTCATTTACCCGTTCGTTACCAAACCAGCGATTTCGCCAGTATTGAGAATACGGATTGGGATATAGATAAATTCAACTGCTTTCACTGGTTCAATTGCTATATCAATCCAAAGTTCATTTCTGTCAATTCTAGCTGGTGTGTTATTTGATGTATCACATACTACTAGATAATCATATAAACCACGTTTAGCTAAGATATCAGCTAACAATGTCTGACAAATTGCACGTACTTGTGTACGAGTTAAATTATCATTTGGTTCAAACAAGAATGGACTAACAGCTTTTGCTAAACGATCACGTAGATAGTTTACAAGTCTAGCAACGTTGGTTCTATCCAAGGCTGATGAACTGTCAAAACTATTTTTGTTACCGTAGTTTAGTAATCCAATATTGGTGAATGATGTGATTGGATTAATAAAGTTTCTATATTCCATGTCACGAAGACCAACGTTATTCTTATCAGCAACAAATTCACCTGTAGTTGGATCAATGTAACCAATGTTAGTAGCATTATCAATTATGCCTCGACGTTGACCAGCTGGAGCAAACCATGGATAAGCAACCGTATCGTTATAAATCATTGTACGTAATATCATATGACTTGGTGGAACAACAACTTGAGTTCCAGTTAAGTCATTAGTAATACCACTTGGATAATAGATACCAAGATATGTATTACGTGTTACAAGACCTTGTTCACCAGTACTTGATGCACCAGCTGTATTGTTTGTCCAGTCAAAAATTGCCTGACCATTTGCCACTAAACGTAACGGTGTATCACCAATAATGTATGCAGTTTGTCCGCGATCATTATTTAGTGTTACCATGTTAGGTTGTAACTCTGGATATTGAGGGGTCGCCATTAAGTTAAAGAATGTATCTTCATCACGAAGTTGTGTTGAAGTATCAATTGTTGTCTTAAGAGCCTTGACAATCATACTACGCTGAGCACTACGACCCATATATGGGGCACCGTTTGTCTGTAAACCACTTACGCTAACCCATGCATTTGTTTCTTCTGGCAATGATTCATCTGGGAAAGTTGTTCCATTAAAATAGTTAACCATAAACTCTTTAACATTATAACCACTACGACGAGTATTGAACAACAACGTACCTTGTGGATACAATTGAGCATCAGGAGCGTCAATATCTAAATAGTTACTTGTTAATAAGCTAACAATTGTTGGAATAGGATCATCAACTGGATCTGTAGTTCCATTAGTTGCCCAACGAGCATCTTGGAATAAAATACCATTTTCTGTTGTCTGATCTGTATTATTAATTAAAACCCATTGATCTTCGCCATTAACATTCTGCCAACGACTAATTACTGGATAATTTTCTAAATCACTAGTATCGATCCACAAATCACCATATACTAATACACTATTATCACTTTGAACTGTTGGTGCAGTTGTTGAAATAATAGGGCCGGCCGGATCGGTACTAGGAGTACCAGATGATTGAGGCAATCCATCAGAGGCATAACTTATATTTCTATAACCAGTCCATACACCACCAACGTTAGTCATAATATCAACTTGATTGACAACGCTATAGTACCATGGAGTTTCATCAGCTGGAATTGATACTGGAGCGATTAAGTTTGGCGTATAATTGAAAATTCTCCAATTACTTAACTGTACTGAATATTGAGGGGTTGCAAGATTTGAATACCATTGTACGGAAGTTATGTTACCTCCACCACCAACTCCAACTCCAGTAACTTGAACAATATATGGATCGGACAAATAACCACCACCGTCAATCGATACCAAATCACCAACGGCATAAGAAGAACCACCACCAGCTATTGTAAATGTAGGAATATATCCGGTTGTAGTTACGTACAATGAAGCACCGGAACCAGAACTGGACTCATTGACTGCTGGGAAGTATGAATAACTAATAGTTTTAACTGGGCCCCATTTAGCACCTACACAACCTGTTGGTGTAGTAACATCAGTATTAATTGTAAATCCTGCTGCCGTTACTGCTGACGCTGGAGTAATTACACCATTATCATTCAGAATAATAACTCCACCTTCATTATGAGTTAATACAATTGCACCAGTTGATGAAACTTGAGCAGTAGTATAAGGAATATTGGCAGATGTCCAGGCGGTTACAAAATCAGCCGCGTCTAGAGTTCCAGTGCTTGGCATTGTAACTGTATATGGTCCACTTAAACTTGATGAACTTGGAGCACTAACAGAAACTTCAAATAATGCATTATTTGCAAATGTTGGTGATGTATTTGTTCCAACAAATACGGCTGCTCCAATGCTTGAACGTTCAAACAATTGTAGTGGTGATGTAGATAACTCTCCATCAAAACCATACTGAGCATATACTGATCCAGCGACAATTGCTTGTCCTCCAGAAGAATCTAACAAATTACTAATAACCCAATCACTAGTAGATAGTGGGCAACTCTTAGTAGAGTATGTAGCAGTAGCCGAGCTATATTTACTAATAACAATATTAGTACCTAAATTTGGAGAGTTTGTTTTAACCCAAACTGATCCTGTTGGATGAGGTTGACTATCAGTTGACTTCCATAATGGTTGCTGAGCATTGGTACCGTAAACAAATTTTGGAGAATAATATGTCTTGGCAGTAATTCCCAAACTTGTTAATGTTGCTGGAGTACTTCCGCTTCCAATAATAACAGTTATTCCATTGTCTTGGAATATTTGTAATCTTCCATCAACATTTTGAGCAGTTACACCTAAAATATTAGATCCGTTAATTTCACCTACAACACCATCAACGGTGTTGCTTGGAGATCCAGGAACAGTTACAGTTGTACCATTGATTATAATATCTCCAGCAGTTACTGTTACTGGCGTAGCTGTACCCTGAACTGTTGGCCAGCTATTTTTCCAAAGAGTACCACCAACAACAACCCATTCATTATTTGAATTTTTAAACCAATAAGTATAATAACTTGATGGTGATCCATATTGATCGGTCAATACCATAGCGTAATCGCCAATATTTCCAATATATTGTTGTGGTCGACCTTCGCCATCAGCAACATCAGCAATATCTTCAATTACTATTGGACTAATTACAGAGAATGTTCCAGTTGTTGCATTAAATTGAAACATACCCCATTTACTGGTAGTTGTATTCAACCAATACGATCCATCTACTGGAGGGGAACTTGGGCGACCAGTTTGACCAATATAAGCAGCTAAGTTAATATTAGCACGAATTACATAACATAGATTACTTGTTCCAAGAACTGAATAAGCGGCGAATAAACCGTATTCATTTAGTTCATATCCTTGAATTGCTGTTCCATCAGTTGTCTTGTAGAAATATGGTGTTCCAAAGTAACTTACCAAATCACGTTGACTTGTGACTCTGTATAGTTTATTAGCATTGGCGGCCAATGTTCCTGGGGCAATTGCTGTTCCAGAAGGATCAGGTTTGTTTTGTGCGGTTGCCATGATAATTAGTGGAACCGATGCTGGCGGTGCAGGTAAGTATTGACTTTGGTCAATGATGGTAATTTCTACACCAGGCGATTCTAGAGCCATTGTTTTCTCCTAAAATTTAGTAATACAACGATTAAATGTCAGCACTATGCGTGACAGTTTCATAATAATATTTATCTAAATTTCTAAAAAATGGTGTCATACAACACTCTACTAGTAGAGTTACTATTCAAAGTAACATAAATAGTCATTATGAATAGACCATTATGTACTGTTTGTAATAAATTGCCAAGAGCAGCCGCTTATTATCGCAATGATAAACGATATTATCGCAGTCGTTGTGAAAGTTGTATCAGAAAAAATAAACAACTAAAAGCCGCTGATCCTCGTTGGAAGATTCGCGGCTATAAAAAGAAAACACATTGTGATCTTTGTAATTTTAAAGCTAGATATACTAATCAAATTCTAGTTCATCATATAGATGGTAACTTAAATAATTGCGAATTAATCAATTTACGTTCAATATGTCTAAACTGTGTTGAAGTAGTCAGAAGAAATAATACTACGTGGAAGATTGGGGATTTAACAGTTGATTAATTTGATTGTATAAGTCATCTATAGTACCATCATTATCTAAAATGGCATCAAAGTTAGTACCTATCCAAGAAGTTTCACTAGCATGAATTTTATAATTATCTAAAAATGATTTGTTACTTGCCCATGATAAATTTTTAGTAGGTCCCTTATTCACTATTTCAGCGGCATGATACCATTCTGGATCAGGACCACGATGAGTTCTGATAACCATACCACCAGCATCTTTAATAGATTTAATTTCGTTTGGAAATCTTACATCTGAGATTACTACATTATCTGATATCGTGGCAAGTTTATGTTCTACACTATGAATCCAGATATTGTCATGAAAGGATTTACGAGCCACTTCTGTTCCCCAATATTGTAGAACCCAACGTGGAGTTAAATGTGGCATATTGAGCTTGTCTGCCCACCACTTATCTACCTTCTCTCTCCAATCTCTACTTTCTTTGGTTCTACCTTCAAGTAGTTCACGATCCCAGCCAAATATAGCAGATACAGCATCTTTCAATGTACCAGCAAAACTTATTCTTCTAAATCCGTGTACGTTTACTAGATAATCAGCAACAGTATCTTTACCACTACCCTGAAATCCACATACACCTACTATAATCTTATTTGACACAGTATCTCCGCTTTGAAATATTATTGTAATACTATGTTAATGATTAGTCAAGTGTCAGATTATCCAATTACCCAAGATAGTGGCTCAGAACCATCTACATAGGCTTTGAGTTCATCAATTAGAGCAACTTGTAATGCAGCACCTTCGGCTTTCATGGCAGCACCATTCAACGTTGTTCCACCCTGCGGTCCAGCTATTGTACCAAATTTTTCACGAGCTTCGCCGATGGTAAGCTTACATTGAGCCAATGTCCAACTTGTAATCCAATTACCAATATTAGGGTCTTGAAGTAATGTAATTTCTGGCTTCATATTGTCAGTCCACAATAGAATTCTTTCACCAGTACCTTTAAAATCACGAACAAATTGAATCTCTTTTGTTACTGGATTAAATGTATAGATAACATATCCACCAAACATACGTGCAGCCAATTCAACATATTGTGCATAAAAGTCATATGTGGCTAATCCACCAGCATAATTATAGTTTAACAAATATGTATTTAAAATCGCTGATGAAAATGGATCAAATGATGTGGCACTTGGGCCGGTTTCTAATCCCACCGTTCTACGAAATGCCTGTCTAACTCTGGTTACTTCTTGTGGTAATATATAGGCATTTTGATTGGCTTGAACTTCCAATAACATATATGATTCTTCATATGCATTTTGACCACGTTGACGATATGTAGAAATAGCATAGCGATATGCGGCCTCATAATGTTCCGGATCTAATTCCAGATCAATAATACCATCACCAAGACGATATCTAATACTATTAAATAATTGTTGTTTTAATTCTACTAGATCAGCCATAAAAATACCCTATCATAAGATAGAGTATTTATCAAATATTAAGTTGATTCAATAAGCTTTTAGAATAATTAGATTATCACTAGTGCGTCCATTTGGTTGAGTTTGTACGGAATTAACTTCAGTAAAAACTTTACGACTTGAAGGTTTTCCGCCAGTCATTAATTTCTTTAAAATCTCAGCTGGTTTACGTAGAGTTTTAATTCCACTTTTCATAGAATCATACCCAATAATAGTCGTACCTTTGATTCCAAGAGTTCCAATATGATCATCAGCAACATAATAATGAAGTTTACGTTTGGCAGTATCATATGCCCATACTTCAGTCGCATTAATTATTTTACTGGGATGAACACTGATAAGTTTAAGTGTTTCATCCGTCTTCTGATACTTCATTTTTGAAGCTTGTTTCTCTGGAGAAACTGGTTTACGAGCACGAACTGATTTTGATGCCTTTTTAACAGAAACATAACTACTTAAACTAGCCAATACTGCTTCACAAAACTTAATAACTGCCTTGATTTGTGTTTTAGTATAATGAGAATAGGCTTCATTGAGTTGTTTGTCATTTCCAGTTTGTACTTCTTGAAACTCAGTCAATTTGCGCTTCCATACATCAGTCAAAATAGACATATGTTGTGGCATAATATTACGTTCAGTTAACATTCCAACACTGTTAACGTCAATATTGGCAGGTTTTGCACCAAGAATAATGAAATCATCTAACCAACCTTCAATTTCTCCCGCAACTTCACGAGTACGCTCACGCATAATTTCTTGAACGTTCGGGCGATTTGTTGGAACAGTTTCTACAACTTGTGGTGCAGTGGAACTAATTACTTTTGGTTTTGAAATTGATTCAATCAAACGATTTAATTCATTTGTCAACCGACTAGTTTCTTCACTTGAAAGATTTAACCCACGCATATACATACGAGCCAACCAACCTAATGTTGGCATAACTTCACGTTCTTCTATCTTGCTCAATAGTTTGGAAAGGTCTTTTCTATTAGTTTTTTCGGCATAATCAATTAAAAAATCTTTAGCGTTTTTGACACTACAAAAACGACTATACCAATTAAATGACATTCCTAATGCCAACGACCGATTATCCGAATCAGGTTGTGTGGCAAATATAGGTTCTGTTCCATAATACTGAGTATCAGCGTCTTTTGGCTTAAAATCTGAAACAATTGTTCGTTCATCAGATGTTAAGAGTTTTTTAGTAGATGCTAAAACTTTTTTAGTAGATTTTGTGGCCATTTTATTCTCAAATTTAAGTAACAGTGTACATTATACTATAAACGGTATTTATTGTCAAACGTTTTTGGATAAATACTTAACTATGCCAAGACTCAGCCTATATCGTCCAACCCAATCAAATGATTATTCATTTTTTGATAAAACAATCAAAGAGATGTATACTGTCGGTGCAACTGATCTTTACATACATAAATATTTAGGCACCAATAATCCGGTTAATAATGACGCTACATTGCCTACCTATGATAGTACTAATCCTACAAATATTCAAGATTTACTATTCTTAGAAAATCGTGATCGTAAGTATGATAATAATATTTATAGATTACGTGGACATTATAATGTCCAGAATTTAGACTTTGATCTAAGTCAATTTGGTTTATTTTTAACCAGTGATGTTATTTTCATTACCGTTCATTATAATCAAATGATTGATATCATTGGACGTAAATTAATGGTTGGTGATGTATTTGAATTACCACATTTAATAGATTATCATCCGCTTAATGATACCATTCCAATTGGTTTACGTAGATATTATCAAGTAACTGATGCTAATTATGCCAGTGAAGGTTTTAGTGCCACTTGGTTCCCACATTTATGGCGCATTAAATGTGAACCATTAATAAATAGCCAAGAATTTAATGATATTCTCAAAGATCCAATTAACAAAGATAATTATATCGGCGATTGGGATCCAAATACTACCTATGAAGTTGGGTATACAATAACATATGGTGATAAAATTTATACTCCAATAAAAACAGTACCACCGGGAGTCAGTCCTCCAAACTCAGAATATTGGGCTGTTAGTGATGAACAAAATTTAATAGATATAATATCTACCTACAATAAGAATTTATCTATCAATAATGCCGTTATAGAAGAAGCTAAACGTATATTACCAAAAAGTGGATATGACTTGGGCAATTTATATATTGTTCCGACATTTATTGACAATCAACCAGCTCCGCCAATTAATGTTGTGGTACCATTTAACACAAATTCAAATATCGTTGCTGCTTCATTGAAGATTGTTAGAAATCCAATGTATCTTAATGCAAGTCCAGTTCTTAGATTAAATCCGGCTGCAAAAAAGGCATTTCAAGCGTTTAATGTGTTATCTCTTCAAATTGGTACAATAACACCAAAACTTACCGAAGAGGGTAGTGGTCTGGTTCATTCAGATATGGCATTAATTACTGCCACTATATCTGAGAATATTACCGGACCATATGGCACAGCAGATAATACATATGCCGAAGCAGATCAATATGTTAATTCAACATTAAAGAATTTAATAACAGTACCATCCAATAGTTATAGAGTTCCAATTCAAGGTATATTGGACAATGATGTAAGCATAGGATTAGTCATAAGAGCTACAATATTTAGTGAAAATGGAACATCAATCAGTGTATGGCCTAGTAATACTATAATTGTGGCAGTTGATTTGGATACAAATACATTAGTTACCAATAATCCCACTAGTTCTATTATCCCTGTTGGAACTCCGATTGAGGTCAGTTACAATTTTACTGGAACTGTAACTCCAGTAATGGATTATAGAGCAGATGCTGATCCACAATTTAGTTATATTGCCAGAAGAAGTCCTCGTGACTTTGGATGGGTTAGTGGATACTTAACTGGTGATGATCAGGCTCCGAACGGAGAATCATATCAATCGGGAACTGTATTTCCAGCCAGTCCTTCAATTGGACAATATTTCTTACGTATAGATTATCTTCCACAACAATTATATAGATATGATGGCGCTATGTGGGTTCACATTAGTTCAAACGTAAGAACTGATACCGCATTTAGTGACACAGATCAAAGTCAATTGTCAGGATTTATAAATAATGATGCTGTCACTATGACCAGTACAGGTCAAACTGTACCACAAAAACAAAGCCTATCAGATGTCTTACGTATACAACCCGACTGATTTAAAGTTTAGTTGATTTCGTCTGATAAATATTAACATCTCTAGGAAATTTTAATGCCATCTTACTTTTATGATGAACAAATAAAGCGTTTTTTATTACAATTCGCTCGCATATTCAGCGAATGGAGTGTGACTTTTGGCACTGATCCAGCAGGCAATACAATTTATCATAGAGTACCTATTATCTATGGAGATGGTAGTCGTCAAGCTGCCACTATTATTGCTAATAACTCAGCGAGTAATATGCCTAGTGCTCCTCAAATTGTTTATTATATTTCTAGTTTAGAATATG